ATTAGCTATCGGCATCGGGATTGCAGGTGGCGCGGATGTAGGGTCGCACGCCGCAGGTCGAGCGGTTGCGGCTGACCATATAGAAGAACTGGTGCGCCGTAAAATGCGTCAGCTCGTCGAAACAAATCAACGTGATCTGCGCGCCCTGCCAATCATAGACGGTGCTGTCGAACTGCAGGTGCGAGAATTTGATCTTGCCGCCCCGCGGCCAGCGCCACTCGCGCATTCCGACGTGCGGCGTTCCGCCAACCCGGGGATAGAATTCTTGGCTCTCATCCCACAATCCGCCGGGATTGGTGATCTGCGGTGTGGTGCGCCGGAAGAACACCGCGGTGAAGTTCGCGACCCGGGTGGCGTGGCGCAGCGGCTCCAGGATCAACCCGACCGTTTTTCCGCCGCCGGCCGCCCCGCCGTAGACACAGATGTCGGCAGAGCTCCGAAGGAAGTCGGTCTGCGGTCCGGGCTGCCCGGAGATTGTGGCTGTAGACGAACGCTCGGCGCTACGCGATGCGCGCGCCGGCCGCTCGATGCTATCGGTGTGCCGGTGTCCTACTCCGGTCATGTCCTGAGCTCCGAAACCTGCGATCGCGGGTTCCTGGAAAAATACCGCTCTTGCGCCTCCCGCAGCGCCTGCGTCAATTCGGGATCGCGGCTGTTATCGGGTAAAACCACAATTACCTCGGCATTGGGGTCGCCAGTCGCGCGCGAAATCGGTTCATTCGGCGCCGCTCCTTCGCGCCAATGCGCTCGCCTCTTCAGCCAGAAGATGATCGCCGGGATGTTGCCCGCTGCCGCGTGACCAGCGCCACTCACGCGCGCCGAGATGCGGGATCCCGCCGAGCCGGGGATAGAAATTTTGGCTCTCATCCCAGAGCCCGCCCGGATTGGTGATTTGCGGCGTCGTGCGCCGGAAGGACGACCGCGGTTAAACCGGCGACCCGGCCGGCATGGCGCAACGGCTCCAGGATCAGCCCGACCGTCTTGCCGCCCCCCGCCGCATCGCCGTAGATGCAAATATCGGCAGGGGTGCTGAGAAAATCCGTCTGAGGTCCGGACTGCGCCGAGATCGATGTTGTCGAACGCTGCGTCCGTCGCGTGCTGTGCGGCGAGACCATCCGGCCTTTACCGCCGGAGAGCGGTTGACGCCCGTCATCGCGAAGAGCGCCCCTAACGGTTTCGCTTCGCACCGGTCCGCCTTCCAATCAGGTCCCGAGTTCCGGGGCCTGCTGCCCCGGCTTCTTGGCGAAGTATTTCTCCTGGGCCTCGCGCAGCACCTGCGTCAGTTCGTGATCGCGGCTGTTATCGGGCAAAAAGAGGACCACCTGCGATCTCGACCCGGTGTCGGCATCCGAACCTGGCTCCTCCGGCGCGCTCTTCTCCCGCCAATGCGCTCGCGTCTTCAGCCAGAAAATAATCGCCGCGATATTGCCCGCCTTCGCCGCGGCGAACAGATATCCGGAGATCGTCGCATTGGCTTCGGCGACGCCGCGATCGAGCTCGTCACGCAAACGCTTGCGCAACGTTTTCGGGGTGCAGCCAACGATTTTGGCGATGTCGTCCTGACGCACACCGACACCGGCTAGGTACCGCACCTTCTCGCGTACCGCATCAGTCACGGCAAATGCATGTCTAGCCATGTGCCGCTCCTGATCGATTGGGGTCCCGCCTTTGGTCACGGTCGTTGAAGGATTGACCGGAGACTTGATGCCTCGCGGCGCGCCCGGTACAGTCCTGCCAGCGTCGCACCACAACATCGACATAAAGGGGATTGAGTTCGATCCCGTGGCAGACCCGACCGGTGATCTCGGCCGCGATCAGGCTTGTGCCCGAGCCGAGAAATGGGTCATAGATCACTTGACCGGGCCGGCTGTTGTTGACGATCGGGCGGCGCATGCATTCGACCGGCTTCTGCGTGCCGTGCCCCCAGCTCGGCTCACGCTGCGGACTGCCAAATGGATTGTTGTTGGCGATTTCCCAGACCGTCGTCTGGGTGCGGCTGCCTTGCCAGTGGCTGGACTTGCCCACCCTCACCGCGTACCAGCAGCTTTCGTGCTTCCAGTGATAATCGCCCCGGCTCAGTGCGAAGTGCTGCTTAACCCAGAGGATCTGAGCGCGCAGCTGCAACCCGCAAGCCGCCAGACCGGCGGCGACGACGTCGCCGCGCAAAGCTCCGTGCCAAATATAGGCGACATCCCCGGGGAATAGCTCGTACGCCTCCCGCCAGTCAGCCCGATCATCGTTAAGCACTTTGCCCAGCGCAAGCTTGCCGGAACCGAGGCCGTGGCGCGCTCGCCAGGACGGCTCGTAGCCGACCCCGTAAGGTGGATCGGTGACCATCAAGTGAGGCTGCGATCCTCCCAGTACTGGCGCGACATCCGTCGCGCGTGTACTGTCGCCGCAGCCAATCCGGTGGTCTCCCAATAGCCAAACGTCGCCGGGCCCGCTGACCGGTTGATCGAGGACTTCCGGTACGCTGTCCGGATCCGTTAGACCGCTCGGTCTCGAAGAGGCCAGGATGGCCTTGAGCTGATCCGGCTCGAAGCCGATCAGATCGAGGTCGAAACCGCTGAGCTTGAGATCCCCGAACTCGCTACTGAGGCGCTCGAAGTCCCAGCTCGCCCGCGCCGCCAGTTGATTGTCGGCCACTCGATAGGCACGCTTCTCCTCCTCGCTCCAACCACGTGCGACGAGCACGGGAACTTCTTTAATTCCCAGCCTTGTCGCCGCTGCCTCGACGCGTCCTTGGCCGACGATCAGCGCGCCCTGCTCGTCGACCAGCGGCGGCATGGTCCAGCCAAATTTGAGGATTGAGGCAGCGAGTTTGTCGAGGTCAGTCTCGCTATGAAGTCGGGCGTTGTTCGCGTAGGGCGTGAGCCGTTCGATCGGCCAGCGTTCCTGCTGGTCGGCCGGCCACGGACGCGTCGGATTTACACCCGCGTTCTCTAATTGCGTCGACGACATGCTTCACCTCAGCAACGGCCAATCCCTTTCGGCACGCCGAGGGATTTGCGCCGTCGCGAGCGCTGAAACAGATCAGATGATTTAACTAGCCGAAGGTTTCATCAGGAGGTTTCCCGGCCTCGTCAACGTCCCCTCGGCCCGTGCTTGCCGCGCCCTCTCTTGAAACCGGGTTCCAAATCCGCCCACGCCTTCTTGAAGGCGGCAGGGTAGGCGTTGGGAACCTCGGCCAGGCACCGCCGCAGTGCTTCGACCCTACTAAGCGGCGCTTCGGGGCTCATGATGCCTCGCAGATGGCGCAGGATCGCACCGGAAACCGCGGCTGTTTTTGTGTTTCGCGCCGACCACGCGCCAACTACATCTCCACGCAAAAACTGCGGCCATTTCCAAACTAGAGAATTGCGCAATCGCGACCATAATCCTAACGACGCAACCGGGTGGCCCGGGGCGAGCCGGAGCCTCAAATCGTTCAGCTCAACCAACGGCACCGGAGTTTGCTCTTCGCTATTCCCGTCGCATTTGATCGCCATCATCCGAACACGACCGCTGTGAACCTTGCGGAGCACCTCATCCAGTACTCGGATCGACGTTTTCTCGTCGCCCTGGGGTGCGGGCCGGTTGAGATCAGCGCCGCGATTTGTCCCCGAAAGCCCCGGACCGGAGCGGATGATCCCTATTTCCACTTTTATCCCTAAGAGGGCGACAGCCATCTTCTCACCATCGCTCCAGTCCCACATGACAGCAACGAGTTGCTCATCGCGCGTAGCAATCCACCTCAGGGTTTCGAGCAGGTCCCAATACGTCTTTCGATCCGCGTCACTCGTCATTTCGGTGGTGCCACTAGATACGGTATGTCGAGAGCGAACGTACCACAAAAATTAGAGTGGACAAACCGGTTGCCATGACGGTAAGTTCCGACCTATGGGCTGGCTCGGTAAGTGACTGAAAACGGACGCTTTTGAACTCGGGGCTTGGGCCCCGATAGTCCGAGCAGGCTTTTTTTTTAGGCGGTAAATTCGGCCGGCCGCTCAGCATCCATCGGACGAAAGAACAATATAACAGAGGCTTAGCGGTGGTTAGCGGGTCAAGGCCGCTGGACGGAGCAATGTAATTTCCGGCGTATTTCAAGCGCGAAACCAGGTTTTACGACTCCGGAATCATCCAAAACCCGCCCGAAATCCGGAATTTTTCAGTTCCGAGACGAGTTCGCAGCAGACTGCCTCCTCCAGCGAAGAGTCAGGTGCGAACTCGCGCGGGCGCCGGTTGCGAGAAACTCTGCGAGCGGACTGATATCGATGCCAATGGCGTCGCGCCCGAGGGCGAG